CTATTTCTGAGAAGAAACGTAAGAAATTTATACCACCTACGTTGGAAGATGTTTCTGCATACGCGAAGGAGCGTGGAGTCCCGAATCTGGCACAGAAATTTTTCGACTATTTTTCTGCCGGAAACTGGGTCGACGGGAAGGGCGACCCAGTACGGAACTGGAAACAGAAGTTTTTGACGTGGGAATCACGGGAAAAGGAAAGGATGACACATGGAACGGGCACAAATGCCGCAGGCGCTCAAACGCCGACTCGGGACTGGGGACTTGACGCGATCGTCCTTTGACGCGGCGGCCTACGAGCAGCTGGTATGCGACTCCGAGAACGCAAAGGCCGGAAACCTGACCGGCTATGACTGCCCCGTCTGCCGGAACAAGGGCTACGTGATGGAGTACCGCGACAAGCGGAGAATTTGCATTCGGTGCGGCTGCATGGACGCGAGGGCAAGCATCCAGAGAGCGGCGGAAAGCGGGCTGCAAGACCTCCTGAGAGACTACACGCTGGAAACGTACCAGACCGTGGAACCGTGGCAGGCGGCGGCAAAAAAGGCGGCAGAACGGTATCTGGAAGACAAGACGGGGTGGTTTGTTGCGTCCGGTGCTGTAGGCTCTGGAAAGTCCCATTTATGCGTGGCGATCTGCGGCAATCTGCTTACACAGGGGAGGGCTGTACGGTATCTCATGTGGCGCGACCAAATCAACCGGCTTAAAGCATTTACCGAGCCGGAAGAACGAGATGCGTTGCTTAAAGCATACAAGACGGCAGATGTTTTGTACATAGACGATTTTCTCAAGTGCGGCAGGAACGAGCAGCCGACAAAGGCAGACCTTGACGTCGCGCTGGAGGTCATTATGGCGCGGTACAACCAGCCGGGGAAACTGACGGTCATCTCGACGGAACGGAGCGTAGAAGAGCTCTTGGACCTCGACGAAGCGCTCGGCTCGAGAGTCTTTGAGCGGTCAAAGGGGCACTATCTCCGCTTCACGGGAACAGACAAAAATTGGAGGCTCAGGCGATGAAAGAAGAATGCTGGATCGTCATTCCGGATATCATTTCCGGGCTCTATCCCCGGCTGATGCCGGAACTGGGAAAGCCTATCCGGGCGAAGAAGTACCCGCAGAAGAACAAGAACATGACGTTTTATCTGGTCAGCGTCCGCGACCCGGAAGAAGGCAGAGACAAGAAGATCGTCATCCGCGCGCCGGAGTGCTGGGAGGTGGAAGTGACGGTGCAGGTCAGGAGGAAAGAATGAACAGCGTGAAAACGGAGTTGTTTCATGATAATTTCCAGAATTATAAAAAATACGGAATTCCAAAAGCACAACTTGTGATCGCGGATATCCCGTATAACATCGCTGGGAATGCGTATGCATCAAATCCAATGTGGTACAAGGGGGGAGATAACAAAAACGGGGAAAGCAAACTTGCGAAGAAAGCGTTTTTTAATTCCGATGGGAATTTCAAAATCGCAGAGTATATGCATTTCTGTTCGCGTCTGCTTAAAAAAGAGCCAAGGGAGAAAAACCAAGCCCCGGCGATGATTGTGTTTTGCGCGTTCGAGCAGATACAGACGGTTATAGATTACGGAAAGCAATACGGGTTTCAGAAGTTTTACCCGCTGTTTTTTTGCAAAAACTATTCCGCGCAGGTGCTCAAAGCTAATATGCGTCCGGTCGGAGCAGTAGAATTCGCGGTTGTTCTTTACCGAAATAAGCTACCGAAATTTCGCAACGCAGACGTATACGGGCAGAGGCACATGGTTTTTAACTGGTTTTCGTGGGAGAGAGATAACGCAAAGTTATACCCGAAAATCCACCCGACGCAAAAACCAGTGAGATTGCTGAAACAGCTTATTGAGATTTTTACAGACCCGGGCGACGTCGTGATAGACCCTTGCGCTGGTTCTGGGTCAACGCTTCGCGCAGCGGCAGAACTTGGACGGAATAGTTACGGGTTTGAAATCGACAAGCGGTTTTATAAAGCGGCAAAGGAGAAAATGCTCAGCTTTGAGCCGGACGGGCAAATCAAGTTGGAGGAACTGGCATGAGTAACTTCGGACCGTGCGCGAAGGACTGCCCCAACCGGAAAGCCGGTTGCAGCGCGTCATGCGAGGCATGGAACACCGTGAAGGGAGAACGGCTGAAAAACTACGGCAGGCGCGCCAAGATCATCGACATAAGCCAGATGACCGATGGCGGGGCGAGAAACTGCCGGAGGGCGGCAAGAGGGAAACGGAAAACAGGAGGGGAAATGTGACGTGAGCGATTTAGAGCAGACCGCGATAGAGCGGCTACGGTTTGCGGCTGAAATGTCCCTGCGGGTATACAAGCAGCCGCTTGTGATTACCTACTCGGGCGGCAAGGACTCGGACGTGCTTTTACATCTGGCGGGCAAAGCCGGTATCCAGTATGAGGTTTTGCACTCGCTGACCACGGCGGACGCACCGGAGACCGTCTGGCACGTCCGAGACACCTTCCGGCGCTTGGAGCTGACCGGCGTAAAATGCGACATCGATACGCACCGGACGCCGGACGGCGGGAACGTGACGATGTGGAATCTGATCCCGCGTAAGCTGATGCCGCCGACACGTCGGATGAGGTACTGTTGCTCGGAGCTTAAAGAGGGCGGCGCAGGAAGCAGATTTATTGCAACCGGTGTACGCTGGGCAGAATCAGCGAAACGGAAGAACCGCGGTGCGCTGGAAGTTTTGCATTGGGATATATCAAAACGCCTAACACTGATGAACGACAACGACGAGAGCAGAATGATGATGGAAACGTGCCAGCTTAAAGGGAAAAGGATAGTGAACCCGATTATCGATTGGAAAGACGCTGATGTTTGGGGGTATGCGAAAGAGGAAGAAATCTGCATGAATCCGCTGTATGAATGCGGATGGAAGCGCGTGGGGTGCATCGGGTGCCCAATGGCAAGGAAACACAGAAACATGGAGTTCTCGCGCTATCCGAAGATCAAGGCCGCGTATATCCGAGCGTTTGACAGGATGCTTGCGGAACGGCAAAAGCGAGGCTTGCCTTGCGACTGGCAAACAGGTGAGGATGTGATGCACTGGTGGATGGAGGACGGTGTTCTGCCGGGACAAATGGTTTTTGAAGGAATGGAGGATCTATGACAGACAAGGAAATTATACAGGCGCTGCGGTGCTGCGAAAAGGAAGTTTGTGCTGACGGTGGTTTATGCCCGCTTTTTAGCGACGCGGATTGCATCGTGCATTTAGGCGAGGCAGCTACTGATTTGATCGAGCGCCTGACCGCCGAGAACACGGCGCTGCGAGAAGGCGCAAGCCTTGGCAAAGCAAAACGCCCGCAGAAAAAAGCATATGAAAAATCCATTGAATTTCTGCGCGCGCTGACAGATGGGCAATCGGGCGAGATAAAAAGTCTCAGAAGAGAACTTGAAGGGAAGGACATGGTGATTGCCCTCGCCCAGAGAAAGCAGGCGGAGGCAGAAGCCGAGAGGGACGCGCTGCGGGAGAAACAGCGGTGGATTCCGGTGACAGAGCGGATGCCAAACACGATACCTTGCAACGCCGGTACGGAATACAGCGAGGCTGTAATTGTGTGGACAACTGGAAATAAGGCGATGATTGCTGTTTGGGACGGAATTGACTTTATTTGCCCGACTGATTTTTGGGAGGCATGGGGCGAGGAAATCACCCACTGGATGCCGCTGCCGGGAGCGCCGGAGGAAGGAGAAAAGGCATGAAAGCTGTTTTAATCAGCGTCCGACCGAAGTGGTGCGAGAAGATCGTAAGCGGTGAGAAAACGATTGAGGTGCGCAAGACGCGCCCGAAGATGAACCCGCCGTTTAAGTGCTATATCTACAAATGTGGAAACGGCAAAGTCATCGGGGAATTTCTGTGCGATGAGATCATCAAAATTAACGGCGCGGGAAGAATCCCGTCGGATGCTGCGCGGCCAACCTGCCTAAAGCCTGCGGAGCTGCACCAGTATCTCGGAGCTGCCACCGGCTTCGGCTGGCACATCTCAGATTTGCGCATTTACGATCACTCGCGCGATCTGTGGGAGTTTACCGGCCTGCGGCAGACAAAATACGGCCTTGCGCCCGGGCCCATCACCCGCCCGCCGCAGAGCTGGTGCTATGTGAAGGAGCAAAAATGGAACGACTGACAAATAAACGCGAAGCTGACGCGCAGCGAAAAGAGTACGAGCGCCGCCTTGCAAACGGGTATCCTCGGAATATCCCAGAGGAGCGGTTTCTACGCCTTGCGTCCTACGAGGACAGCGGATGTGAGCCGGAAGAAGTCCTGCCGAAAGATAAGGCAGACGAGGTTGCTTTGAAACTCATGCGCCTTGCAGATTTGGAAAGCCTTTGCAATTATACACGCCTCCGCGAACTTGCCGAGGCCGACAGAAACCATCAAATTGTCATCTGACCGTGCAAAATCGGCGATACGGTGTGGGCTGCGGACACGGAGCCCGTAATTCCACTACACGTCATGGCGGATGCAGTTTATCTGGAGGGAAGATATGGCGGAGACTATGAGAGACTAAGAAACTTCGGGAGCGTTGTTTTTCTTAGTCAGGAGGAAGCAAAGGAGGCGGCGTCACATTGGATGAAGTGAAACGGTGTCCGTTCTGCGGGGCGGAAGCTAAGCCGATGGGTGGGATTTTGAAGCCTGCAACGCGGAAAATCCGCGCTGGACACCGCAGCGAGTGAAAACGCTCCTGCTCCGCCAGCCCGCCGCCGACGTTGCGGAGGTGGTGCGCTGCAAGGACTGCAAGTACGTCAATTTTACCGAGCACAGAGACTATCTACGATGCACAAAGCATTGTGCTTTTTCGTTTCGACCGAATGATTTTTGCAGCTACGGAGAACGGAGGTAAGGAGGTAACGACCATGTTTCAGATTGAGCTTTTATCAGGCGGTGTTTTCTGGGTATACGCCGTATACCCGCAGATCAGCGCGTTTTTGATTTGGAAAGACGATCACTGGATTTGGATGGTGGCTGATAAGTGTAAACCGTATGTCCAGCCGTGGATAAGCGTTACACCTAACGTTGCCTATCAGCCTGATGGACGCACGAGCGGAAAGGACGTGCTGCTATGAACACACACATTACAAACATCAAGGGAGACTGGCAGGAGATTCAAGACGCTTCGGGATATAGTGTCAACCGAGATGGACAAATCAGAAACGATAAGACTGGTAAGATTCTGAAACCGTTTGGCAGCAGAGGGAAATATCTGGGCGTTGGGCTAGGAAGAGCCGGGTACCGAAGAGTACATCGTATTGTAGCTGAAACGTTCATTCCAAACCCGGAGAACAAGCCGCAAGTCAACCATATCGACGGAGACAAGGCGAATAATAGAGTTGAGAACCTAGAATGGTGCACTTTGAGCGAAAACCAGCGGCACCGTTTCGATGTTCTTGACAAGCATTTTTCAAAGGAAAAAATGGAGACCATAACAGAACTTGCAGCTATCAAAAATCGCAAGAAGGTCCGCTGCGATGATACTGGCAAAATTTATTCCAGCATTAGGGCGGCAAGTGTAGCAACCGGGATCAGCCGTGCGAATATCTCAAATTGCGCACATGGGCGGTATAAACAGGCTTGCGGGCAGCATTGGAGTTTTGTATAGGAGGGAATTTTGAAGACAGAAATCATCAAAGTAAAAGGAGACTGGCAAGAAGTTGTAAACGATTGCCGGGCAACTGTAAAAAAGCCGCCTCTTGGGCGCGAACCGAGTGCTGAATGGAAAAGGGCAATCCTAATCGCAGAGCATGACCCAATCCGAGATATTATCATCAAATTTCGATGGAAAGATATTAAATATTGGGTCGCCATGCACTGGAAGACGCATATTTGGAGAAGCCGGGTTGATTCCCAGAGAAACGACAGGCAATCGAAGTACGACCGCAATAAGGCGCCTCAGGACGCTAAGGTTGATTTTATTGGGGACCCAAATATTCAAAATCTGATTGATACCATGCGCAAGCGGTTATGCAGCCAGGCAGACCCGGAGACGCGCGCGTATGCCGAGGATTTCAAAGCGGCGCTGCATGAGGTGCAGCCGGAGATCTCGGACGTGCTCGTGCCGAACTGCGTTTATCGGTGCGGCTGCCCGGAAATGCAGACATGCGGGATGTACGAATGGTGGCTGAAATTTCACCCGGACATTGCAAACACGGACATTCAGAAACGGTATAACACTTACAACGAACTGTTCTGGAAAGTGAGGGCGAAGCGTGGGAACGATACTGGCGATTGACCCTGGAAACGTTCAATCTGGCTATGTGCTGGTGGAGCACGACGGGGAGGAAATCCGGAAGGTGTTGGACGTTGGTAAAGTTCCGAACGGGGAGATATTCCCCGTTCTCTGCCGGGAGTATCAGCACTTAGCGATTGAAATGGTTGCCGGTATGGGAATGCCAGTCGGGCAAGAGGTGTTTGACACCTGCTTTTGGATTGGGCGGTTCTGGGAATATGCCGAGCTTTACCGGAAGGGGTACCAGATACAGAAGATCTTCCGCCGGGAAGAAAAGCTCTACCTTTGCGGCAGAGCGTCGGCGAAGGATGCGAACATCCGACAAGCCCTCGTCGACCGCTACGCGCCCGGGCAGCCGAACTTCGGAAAGGGAACAAAGAAGAACCCCGGTTTCTTTTACGGGTTCGCCGCCGACATGTGGGCGGCGATGGCGGTAGCTGTGACGTATTTCGATAAATACATAAGGGGGGTTAAACTGTGAACGATAACTGCATTTGCGCGCATTTATACGGAGATGGTAGCAGGGATTGCAGGTTAAGAGCAGAATACATCCGCTGCAACCGCACCGAGGAATGCTCTGCCTATAAAAATGGAAAATGTTTTTGCGTAACAACACTATTTGGCGTCAGATGCCCTAACGGTGAGATCACAATTGTGGATGGTGGAACAAAACGGTCAAAGGCGTTTTTACGGGTTCAGAAAGAAGCAAGAACAAATCCAGCTTATGGGAAATTACAATATCCATCAACCAATTTGATTACACGCATAGGAGAAGATGCTTTTCTCACCGTTTCTTATACATGGTTGGAGGATTTTGGCGGGGAAATCCGTTGCGATAACCCGCATCTTGGCACAAACAAACTGTACATAAGCGCCGATAAACTCACGCCTGAAAATATCAAGAGAATTTGCGATTTTATCCCACGATCAATGATGGGCAGCGCCATTCGGGATTATCAGGACAAAACCGTTCCGATGTTTTTGCGTCAGCTACGGTCTTTATTCCCGGAAAGGTACGCAGCATTCCAAGAAGCGTATCCTGATTACAAAATCAAGGCTCCGGACTGGAAGGGACGATTGGCAAAGCTTTCAACCTGCAACAGGCATGCAGAGTACAAGGACTGCCACAAAAACACGTTCCGTTTTGATGGAGACTACATTGTATGCGATTGTTATAATTCGTCATTTGCACCTTTTCGCGCAAAGCGGGCAGAAATCCGCGTGAAATTATCTGATGAAATGGAAGTAGAAATCACAGACAATGGACAAGTCACCGATGAAACTGTTTTCTTGTGAGAGGGGGATACAACTATGATTTGTCCGGGATGCAGCAAAAAGATGCGGTGCATGAACAGCAGGCCGACCAGTGACCGGATTATAAAAACGCGAAGATATTTATGCGAAAGCTGCGGCGAGGTGCGCTACACGGTGGAGATTCTGAAGGAAACATTCAGCGCGCTTTCGGCACAAAGATTGAAGGAGGTAACGCATGGAGCAGTTGAAGGGCGCGAAGTTTGACGGCGGAAAGCCCAGACCGTCCACCGTCCCCGTGGAAGCCATCCTTGCGGTCCTGGAAACGCGCATGTACGGCTTTGAGAAATACGGCGACGCGGAGGACTGGCGCAGCATTGAGCCGGAGAGATGGCACGAGGCGCTTTTAAGGCACGTCCTGGCAATCTGGGATGACCCGACGCACATTGATGAAGAATCCGGGCTGCCGTCTATTTGGCACGTGATGACAAACGGGGCGTTCTTGTGTGCGTGCTTGAAGGACAGCTTCAAAAAGGAGACAGAACAATAATGGAGGACATTACAAAGCAGGAGTATTCCGCATGGCTGGAAGAATCCCTAAAAACTGTGTTAGATTTCAAACCATCATCGATCTGCATTGCTGCTACTGCGGAGGATGGGACAACAAAGACAGGATATTTCAATTCGACGGGGCAGGACAAAGCTATTTTTGCCGCTAACATTATGAGCGACGTTGTAATGGATATTGTCAAAATCAATGCAGATGATATCAAGAAAATATTGGGCGGAACAGAGTAAGGGGGCTGATAGGGTGAGCAAACCGCGCTATGGATGGTGGGGCTACGCAAAATGGATGGTACGAAGCTACAAGGGCGGTACGCTTATGACGCGGGAAGAAATCGACGCGGTAGATGCTGCTGTCGAAGAAACAAAGCAGCTTTCCGATGGTGCGGAACGGCTGAAGCTTATTGATCTGGTCCTTTGGAAGCGCACACACACCTTACAGGGCGCTGCTATGGTGGTATATGTTTCAGAGCGTACCGCTCAAGAATGGCATAGGCAGTTTATCTACTTGGTGGCAGAAAAACGTGGTTTATATTCAAAAGTTTGCGTAAGAGAGCCTTAAACATAGTGTATTGTTGAGAGCGTAGAGGTGTATCCTCTGCGCTTTCATCCTTCTTACGGCTACGCAGCGTACTGCGGAACCTCCTTTTTCTTAGCTCCACCGGAAACCGCAATCCGGTGGAGCGTGAAAAGGATAACTATTTCGAGGTGGTGATTATGGCTGCGAGGTTGACAGATCGAAAAAAAAAGAAAATAGTTGCCGACTGGGTAGAAATGCAGTCGTACAACGCTGTTGCGAAGAAGCATGGCGTCACGCACCAGACTGTGAAGAGAATTGTTGACGCATCACCAGATATCAGCGAAAAAGTACAGCAGAAAAAAGAGGAAAACACGGCTGAGATGCTGGCTTTCATGGAATCGCAGAAAGGAGCGATGCAGGAAGCTATCGTTTTGCACCTGAAAGCGCTGACTGACCCAGAAAAAATCTCTACAGCGACGCTGAGCCAGATCGCGACATCATTTGGTATTATCGTTGACAAGGCAACGAAGAACACGGCCAGCAGCAATGACAGCCTGAATAAGCTGGATGGGCTGCTTAGGGAGTTTAGAGATGCTGTTAAGTCAGAAACAACTTGAATTTGCGAGGTACGCAAATCACCGCTGGAACTTTAAGGGCGGAGCAACTCGAAGTGGGAAGACGTATCTTGATTTTAAATGGATTATCCCACTTCGTATTCGGGAGCGTGCCGGTAAAGATGGGCTTGCCGTCATCCTCGGTGTCACAAAATCCACAATCGAGCGAAACGTGCTCGAGCCGATGCGGAATCTTTACGGCGATAAGCTGGTAGGAACGATATCAAGCGATAACACGGCTTGGATATTTGGCGAGAAGTGCTATTGCCTCGGTGCGGAAAAGGTATCTCAGGTCTCGAAAATCCGTGGCGCGTCAATCAAGTATTGCTACGGTGACGAGGTTGCAGATTGGTCGGAAGAAGTCTTTGCACTTCTGAAAAGTCGACTTGATAAAGAGTATTCATGCTTTGACGGAACGTATAACCCGCAATATCCGAACCATTGGCTGAAAAAGTTCTTGGACAGCAATGCCGATATTTTCAGCCAAGTTTATACAATTGATGACAATCCGTTCTTGCCGCCTTCCTTCGTAGAAAACCTAAAGAAGGAATATGCCGGAACGGTTTTCTACGATAGATACATTCTTGGGAAATGGACGCTGGCAGAAGGACTTGTATACTCTATGTTCGGCGATCCCTGCATCGTGCATGACATACCGGACACCGGCGATTATTACATTTCCATTGACTACGGCACGCACAATCCGTTTTCGGCTGGCTTGTGGTGCGTGACGAAAACGGAAGCGGTGCGAATCGGAGAGTATTATTACTGCGGGCGAGAAGAACGGAAAGAAAAAACGCCGGAAGAGTATTATTCAGAGGTCAAGCGCCTCGCGGGCGGGAGAGATATAAAATGTCTGATTGTAGACCCGTCGGCGGACGCTTTTATTGCCACCGTAAAGAAGCACCATGAGTTCAAAGTCCGTGGGGCTGTGAATGATGTACTGCCCGGCATACAGACAACGGCTGAGATGATCGCGTCCGGGAAACTCAAAATCCATGAGAGCTGCGAGGACGCCATCCGCGAATTCGGGCTTTACAGGTGGGACGAAAAGGCAGAATCTGACCGCGTCGTGAAGGAAAACGACCACGCTATGGACGAAATCAGGTACATGGTGATGACGGTCTTGAAAAAGCACTTCAAAGAACATAGATTTGTGCCGGAACTGGCGCGGTGAGGTAAAAGATGAAAACATATCAGGATTTTTTAGAGGTTGCGGAAAAGTCTGACCGGGAACGGATGGAATTTGTTCTGTCCGCGATAAATAATCACAAAGACTCGGATTTATACAAACAGGCGGTTATTGCGAAGGAGTATGACGCGCACCGGAATGTGACGATTGCTAATTTTCAAAAGCTGCTTTATACACTCAACGGGAAAGTCATTCCGGACAACTACAGTCCGAACTATAAGCTTCGGAGCAATTTCTTTGCAAATTTCATCACGCAGGAAACGCAGTATTTGCTTGGAAACGGCGTGACACTGAAAAAAGAGGAAAACAAAGCGAAGTTGGGCGCTGGGTTTGACACACGGCTCCAAGACGCAGCACACGACGCGCTTGTCGGCGGCGTTTCCTATGGTTTCTGGAATCTCGATCACCTTGAAGTGTTTGATGTGACAGAATTTGTTCCACTTCTGGATGAGGAAAACGGAGCGCTTCGGTCGGGCATTCGTTTCTGGCAAGTATGCACAAGCAAGCCGCTGCGTGCTACTCTCTTCGAACCTGACGGATTTACACAGTACATCCGACGGAGCGGGGAAGAAATGATGATCTTGGAGCCGAAGCGCGGCTATGTGGCTGTGGAAGCGACTTCTGAGATTGACGGGACTGAACTTCTGGCGTATCAGAATTATCCGGGCTTCCCTATTATTCCTATGTACGGGAACCGCACAAAGCAGTCTGAGTTGGTTGGTCAGCGCGAGGCAATTGACTGCTACGATTTGATCAAATCCGGCTTTGCAAATACGGTTGATGATGCATCCGTTATTTACTGGACGATCTCCAATGCTGGCGGCATGGACGAGATCGACATGGCGAGGTTCAAAGAGTCTATGCGGCGAATTGGCGTAGGTCTTGTGGACGATGACGGCGCGAAGGCGGAGGCTCATACGCTCACAATCCCGGTTGAAGCTCGGGAAGCGCTTCTTTCCAGAATCAGCGACGATCTGTACCGAGATTTTCAGATGTTGGACGTTACAAAACTGCAAGGCGGGCAGAAAACAGCGACGGAGATCACTGCGGCATATCAGCCGATGGATAACAAGGTTGATCAATTCGAATACTGCGTAATTGATTTCTTACAGGCGCTTTTCAAAATCGTTGGGATTGAAGACGAACCGTCTTTCACTCGCTCGAAGGTGACAAACCAGTTGGAGCAGACGCAAATGGTGCTTCTTGCGGCAAACTACCTCGATGATGAGACAATTTTGAACAAGCTCCCGTGGCTGACGCAGGAAGAAGTTGCCGAAATTTTGAAGAGAAAAGCGGCAGAGGATATTGAGCGCAGCTTCGAGCCGCCGGAGATGGTGAACGATGAGACCTGATAAGGGATACGACCTCACCGAAAAAGAGTTAAAGGCGCTCGAAAAGCGGATATACGATTCTTACAAAGAAGCGTATGACGGTCTGACGGATATCATCAAGGAGTATTTCGCAAAGTTCGCAGACCGTGACGCTTCCGAAAAGGCACGGCTGGACGCTGGCGATATCACCGAGGAACAATACAAGCAATGGCGGCTTGCGCAGATCGGTCGAGGCAAGCGCTTCGAGGCGCTGCGTGATAAAGTGGCCGATCGCATGACAAATGCAAACGCTGCGGCTGTTGCGTATGTCAACGATGCAACGCCTGGCATTTACAGTTTGAATCGGAATTTCGCGGCGTACACCATTGAGCAGGTGACCGGCGATGTCGGATTTGATTTATGGGATGAGCAGACTGTAAAGCGCTTGATTGTGGAGCAGCCGGAGCTCATGCCGTATTACCCGCCGAAAAGAGCGTTAAAACGTGGCATTGATCTTGCATGGGGCAAAAAGCAGATCACAGCCAGCGTCACAAGCTCCATTTTGCAGGGAAAGAGCATTAAGCACATGGCAGATGATCTACAATCCAGAATTGTCACCATGAACCGCGATTCCGCTATCCGGACAGCTCGAACGGCAGTTACGGGCGCGCAGAACGCCGGACGGATGGATTCTTATTTTGCGGCTGAAAAGATGGGCATTAAATGCCGAAAAGAGTGGATGGCGACGCTGGACGGAAGGACGCGCCACTCTCACGCGATGCTCGATGGTGAGGTCGTGGATAACGACAAGAAGTTTTCTAATGGTTGCCGTTTCCCAGGAGACCCGGACGGAGCGCCCGCCGAAATATACAACTGCCGCTGCTCGCTGGTATCTGTGATAGAGGGAATTGACACTTCCAGAGGACAGCGCCGCGCCAGAAATCATGAGACAGGGCAAAATGATCTGATTGAAAACATGACTTATGCCGAGTGGGCGGGGTGGAAAAAGCGTGAGCGTTGAATTTATCGACAATTCCGAAGAAGTGAAGTCCGCTATGCACGACGCGCTGATTCGCGCCCTCGAAAAGATCGGTATGACGGCTGAAAAGTATGCAAAGCGGCTTTGCCCGGTCGACACCGGAAATCTGAGGAACAGCATCACGCACCGTGTAGATGAAGGGGAACCGTCTGCATACATCGGAAGTGACACTGAATATGCCGCATACGTCGAACTCGGAACCGGAAAGTATTATCCGGACGGGAGACCTACGCCGTGGGCGTATCAGGACGCAAAGGGGAACTGGCACTGGACGGCGGGCAATAAAGCACAGCCGTATTTGAAGCCCGCAGCGGCTGACCATGCATCCGAATACAGGCAGATCGTAGAGGATGAATTGAAAAATGGCTGAAAGTTTGCGTAAGAGAGCCTAAAATATGCGGTATAAATGTGGTAACAGTGAAGAAACGACTGTTGCCACATTTTTTGTTCTGTCGCGGCAAAGAACCGCCGACAAGGGAAAGGGAGATAGAACATGGCATTAACAAGGAAGCTCCTAAAGGGAATGGGGCTGACGGAAGAGCAGATGGACACGATCATTGAGGCGCACACCGATACCGTAGACGGGCTGAAAAGCGATCTCGCACGGTATAAGGCAGACGCTGAAAAGCTCCCCGGAGTACAGGCGGAGTTGGAAAACCTGAAAGCCAAAGGCGACGATGGCTGGAAGGATAAGCACGACAAGGTCAAAAAGGAATTTGACGACTACAAAAGAGAGCAGATGCAGAAGGAAACCAAGAGCGCGAAGGAATCCGCGTATCGGGAACTTTTGAAGTCTGCGGGTATCAGCGAAAAGCGAATCGATTCGGTTTTGAAGGTCACCGATCTTTCTTCGGTTGAATTGGAAGACGGCAAGATCAAGAACGCCGATGATTTGAAGAAGTCCATCAAGGAAGAGTGGGCAGATTTCGTTGTTACCACGAAACAGAAGGGCGCGGACACCAAAGACCCGCCCGCAAACAACGGCGGCGCTATGAGCCGGGACGACATCTTTAAGATCAAGGATGCGTCTGAACGGCAGGCAGCAATTGCCGCAAATCTCAATTTGTTCGGAAAGGAAGAATAATATGGCAGCAAAAAACAACCTGACCATGACGAGCGACGTTCAGGTAACCGCTCGTGAAATCGATTTTGTAACCCGTTTTGCGCGGAACTGGCAGCACCTGCGCGACATTCTCGGCATTATGCGCCCCATCAAAAAGCAGCCGGGAACCGTCCTGAAATCCAAGACCGCAAGCGTGACTCTCGCGCAGAGCGTCGGCGAGGGCGAAGAGATCCCCTACTCCAAAGCGACTGTCATCGAGAAGGACTATGCGAACATCAACGTCGAAAAGTACGCGAAGGCGGTCTCCATCGAGGCAATCAAGGAATACGGCTATGATGTCGCAGTCGCGATGACCGACGAGGCTTTCCTGTATGAGCTTCAGACCAACGTCACGAACCGGTTCTATGACTACCTGAATACCGGTCTTCTGAGCGTCAGCGAAACCAACTGGCAGCGTGCGCTTGCGATGGCGAAAGGCGCTGTTATCAACAAGTTCAAGCAGATGCACAGAACCGCGACAAACGTTGTCGGCTTCGTGAACGTCATGGACTTGTATGACTACCTCGGCGGCGCTGATATCACCATCCAGACTGAATTCGGCTTCCAGTACATCAAGAACTTCATGGGCTACAGCACCGTGTTCCTGCTGTCTGACGAAGAAATCAAGCGCGGTCGTGTCATTGCGACTCCGGTCGAGAACATCGTCCTGTACTACATCGACCCGGCTGACAGCGATTTCGCCCGTGCCGGTCTTGACTACAGGACTGATGGCGAAACGAACCTGGTTGGTTTCCACGTGCAGGGTAACTACTCCACGGCGGTCTCCGAGTCCTTTGCAATCATGGGTATGACCCTGTTCGCGGAGTATCAGGACGGCATTGCCGTTGCCGACATTGACGAGACCCCCTCGCTCGGCACGCTGACCGTTACTTCGGCAGCCGGAACCGCAACCGGCGACACGAAGATCACGGTTACCCCGGCAAAGGAAGTGTCTGGGAACGTCTACAAGTACAAGGTAGGTGAGTCGGCTGAGACTGTGACCTATGGTCAGAATGTCAGAACGTGGTCGACATGGGACGGCAAGTCTGATATCACGGCGGCTACGGGCAAGAAGATCACAGTCGTTGAGGCTGACGCGACTTATAAGGCGCAGAAGACTGGCAATGCGACGGTAACGGCGAAGTAATGGAGGTGGCGGTGTGATGCTGACTGAATTATGTGGGGTGCTTCGGAACTGGTTCGAAACTGACAGAATCAGTGGCACGTACACGGTTGAAAACGGCAGCATCACACTGCCGTTTTTGCAAAACGGACAGTTTTTCCGTGTGGTGGGCTCTGTTTTCAACGACGGAGTTCACCAATACCCGGATTACGCGATGGCAGACGAGACATTTGACGGCTCTATCTGGCCGATGTCTGTTCCTCCCGCACTTCTCTGCTTGGGAGAGGAAATCAAGGCGTGGCAGGAAAAGAACGGAGACATCGCCGCGAGCCCGTACACGTCGGAGAGCTTCGGCGGGTACAGCTATTCAAAATCGACGAGCGGGTCTGCAACCGGCGCTGGAATGGTAACATGGCAGTCTGTTTTTAAGTCGCGCCTGAACCAATGGAGGAAGATATGAGCTTACTTGACGATTTTGCAAGACCGTGTGTCCTCTTGGATAAAAGCCGTGTTCCGGACGGCGAGAGCGGCTATATCACGACGTGGGCGGAAGGCGCGGAGTTTTACAACTATCAGGCGCTTGATACGTCGATGGAGGCCAGAAGAGCCGAAAAAGAGGGCGTTACAAGCGTTTACTCGGTTCTGGTTCAGCAAAGCGTTCCGATTGAGTATAACGACTTCTTCCGGGATAAAACGACCGGCGAGACGTACCGTGTAACATCGGAGCCGATGGCAAAGAAAACCCCACGCTCGGCTAGCTTCGATCTCAAGTATTTCACGGCAGAAAAGAAGGCGTTACCAGCATGACAAAAGGACAGGCTCTACAAGAATGGTTTTCGCAGTTCCTGACAGCCTATTCGACGTCCAGCGTGCCGGACGATGCTGTTTTCCCGTGGCTCACGTATGAGCTTATTACGGGCGCATGGGATAGTGGAGAAATCGGGCTTACGGTGAATCTGTGGTACTACACGGAAAAGGAAGCAGAACCGAATGCCAAAGCGCAGGAAATTTCGGACGCGATCGGCTTGGGCGGCGTGTTCGTTCCGTGCGACGGCGGCGCAATTTGGATTAAGCGCGGAACGCCGTGGTGCCAGAACATCGCGGACGATTCCGACAAATACATCAAGCGGCGGTATTTGAACGTAACGGTCGAATACATTACCGCGAACTGAAAGGACTGATTTCATGGCGAAATTTACAAAAATTCCGGCGGATACGTTTAAGCAGCTGCAAATCAACGCTGGCGTTGTTTTGAGCGAATTTACGCCTGCAACCGGAACGTTTGAACCGGAGAACCAGATCGGCGCGACTACCGGAGGCGTTACATTTTCCGCGAAACCGACGTATTCTGACTACGGCTCGGATGTGGATAATTGCCCCAAGAACACAATGGAAATGAAGCGGATGGACGATGTCGAAGTTAAGCTTGCTGGTACATACGTAACAGCTACGACCACTTCCGCGAAATCTCTCATGGCGGCGGCTGACATCGACGGAACGGATACGACGAAAGTTGTTCCTCGGCGCGATCTTTCGACGGCTGACTTTGCGGACATCTGGCTTGTGGGCGATTATTCCGACAAGAACGGTGCGACAAACGGTGGCTTCATTGCTATTCGTCTTATGAACGCGCTGTCGACCGGCGGATTCCAGCTGAAAACAGCGGACAAAAACAAGGGACAGATGGCGTTTGAGTACACGGCGCACTATTCGATATCGAAGCAGGACGTTGTGCCGTATGAGGTTTATATCAAAGCCGGTACGGCTGAAACGTAAGGAGAAGAAAGTATGAAATTTTCGGAACTTAGCACGGATAGGGCGGCTGACGTTCTTTGCGAGGTCAGCGTGTACGCGCTCAACATCCTGACGGACGACGAGCTTCGGGAGAGTCTGAAAGCACAGATCGACGCGGAGAAGCCGCAGACAGCCGGTGAAAAATACGCGATCGGTGCGCAGAAGATCGGTCAGTGGATTCCACTGATCCTGAAAAAGCACAGAGAGGACACACTCGGTATTCTGGCTGCGGTCAACGAAACGACCGTCGAGGCGATCAAAAAGCAGAGTATTATCAAGACCATGCGGCAGATTCAGGATATCGTCAGGGACAAAGATATGCTGGATTTTTTCAAATCGTGCGCGTCGGAGGCGAAAGCGTAACGCTTGCACTTCTGGCGGCTCCAAAGATAAGCGTGGGAGGGCTGATTCGCCTTTTGCCGATTTTGGTAAAGCGGCAGCAGGAAGAATCAGCCTTCCGTATTTATACGGCGGAGTGTTTGCGCACAATGACGGAAAACACAGCGAAATTCGCGGGCGGCAGCTTCGTGCAGGCAAAATATTCCGATCTGATAGACCCAAAGCCACAGGACAACCGAACCTGCGAAGAAATCACCGCCGAGGTTGTTAAGCGGTGCGGACTGGTGGTGAAAGATGAATCTATTTGAACTTTTTGTAAAAATCGGTGCGGATACGACCGAAGCGAATAAAGGCATTGATGAAGTCGGGCAGAAAACATCCGGACTCGGGGAAAAACTGAAATCCGGACTTGCGACGGCTGGGAAAGTAGCTGTTGCGGGTGTCGCAGCTGGCGCTACTGCAATCGGAGCGCTCGGGACAAAAGCGGTTGCCGCTTACGCTGACTATGAACAGCTTGTCGGCGGCGTGGAGACGCTTTTCAAGGACAGCCAAGATCAGGTTATGGATTATGCGAACAACGCATATAAGGCCGCTGGCCTGTCCGCAAATGAATATATGGAGACGGTAACGAGCTTCTCGGCCTCTCTGCTGCAATCTCTCGATGGAGACACAAGTGCGGCAGCGGACAAGGCGAACTTGGCAATTACCGATATGTCCGATAACGCAAACAAGATGGGCACGGACATGACATCCATCCAAAATGCTTATCAAGGCTTTGCTAAATCGAACTATACAATGCTGGACAACTTAAAACTCGGCTACGGCGGAACGCAGGCGGAAATGAAGCGGCTGCTTGCGGACGCAGAGAAGATTTCCGGCATCAAGTACGATATTTCAAGTTATGCGGATATCGTAGATGCTATCCATGTGGTGCAGACGGAAATGGGCATCACGGGCACGACGGCAGAGGAAGCGGCAAGCACGATTCAGGGCTCGTTTGGTATGATGAAATCCGCATGGCAGAATCTTGTGACCGGCATGGCAGACCCTGACCAAGATTTAGGCGTTTTGGTAGGGAACTTTACGGATTCTGTGGTCATCGCGGGAAATAATCTGATTCCTCGGATTCAGGATCTTTTGCCGCGTATCGTCGAAGCGACAACATCCCTTATCGGAACTGTAAGCGAACAGTTACCGGCGATTCTGGGCACGGTACTTCCGTCTCTTGTAGAGGGCGCTACAAACCTTGCAACCGGTCTTATGGCGGCTTTGCCGTCTGTGCTGTCGGTTTTGGCGGACGTTGCGCCGACGGTCATCAACACGTTCGTTCCGGCTCTCATTGAACTTTTGCCGCAGATCACACAGACTGGCATTGATGTCATTGTATCGCTTGCACAGGGTATTGCAGACGCGCTCCCGCAGCTGATTCCCGCCGCAACGGATGCAATTATTAAAATCGTAGAGGTTTTGACTAGCCCGGACAACCTCGGGAACCTGATTGACGCAGCGCTTGCTATCATTCTGGCTCTCGTTGATGGGCTTGTAGATGCGACTCCGAAACTGATTGCAGCAGTCCCGGACGTTATCGCGAACCTTGTCACGGCAATCATTGCAAATATGCCGAAAATTCTTGAAGCAGGCGTGGAAATCACAATGGCGCTTGCAGATGGGCTTATCAAGGCTCTGCCGGAGCTGATCGCGGCGATTCCAAACCTGATTCTTGGCATCGTGCAGGGCATTATTGACAATCTGCCGGAGATCATCATGGCAGGTCCCAAAATCATTGCAGCCCTGGCTACCGGACTTATTGAAGCGATTCCGGATATCGTTATGGTTATCCCGCAGTTGATTCGGTCTATCGTGGACACATTCCTTTCGTTTGACTGGGGAAGCATCGGAAAGAACATTGTCGATGGCATTAAAAACGGTTTCGTGAATATGTGGAACAGTTTCAAGCAGACGGTTGAAAACGTCTTCACGGGGCTTGTGGACGGTGTGAAAAGCTTCCTCGGCATCGCGTCCCCGTCTAAGGTCTTCGCCGGTATTGGCGGATATATGGCGGAAGGACTCGGGCAGGGCTTTGATAAAGAATTCTCAAATGTCAAGCGTGGAATTCAAAGCAAACTCGATTTCGGCACGATGACATTTGGAATGTCTTCCTTCGGCCATCTTCCGGCGCTTGCCGGAGCTGGCACGACGAACAACTACTACAACATCAATGCCGACCGGGTGAAGCAGTTTAATGACATCATCAGGATTACAGAAAATGAGCGTTTGACTTCGCGGATGGGGGTATCTGCATGAGAAGCGAAAACTTCATCGGCACGAATCAGGAAGGGCGCAGCCTCTCCGGCGGCGATACCTACAACTTTATCGTGCAGGCAAATGAAATCCGCGAGATCGACGATTTCATCCGCCGCATGAAAAACCAGCGCAGAGTAGCCAGAATGGGGGTGACGTGAGGTGGGTGTACAGAATTTTTACGCGAATCAAAGTGCGCAAACTAGACCTTCCGATTCCTCATACAATAATCACACAAGCGAAACACTGGGAGTCGGAGTGAATGGCTATGTATACTTGTCTTTCGACATAGCCGGAGCAGCAAATAAGTTTAATGTCATAACAGACATTGATTTAGCGCTTTATCTTACAAGCAAAACTTCCGGAAATAACTATGTCCAAGTGCTGTCACTAGGAGAGCCATTTGACGAAAACACAGTAACATCTGCAACAGCTCCGGGGACATTCAGCTCAAAGGGCTACAATCTAAATGATGCAAGTTCTAAAGCATATTTTGTCGCTGAGGATATAGGTCAAACTGCAAATGCAGCAAAATATATCATTGCAAATGGTGTCCGAGTATCAGCAGGGATACAAGGACATGGATGCGATATCCAGAGTAGCCGCGCCTCAAATAAGCCTTATATTATCGTTACTACGTCGGAAACGACAGCGACCGGCAGTCTGAAAAATTTCGCGCCATCGTCTGGGTATATCGACCTTAGTCAAGATAACGTCTTTGGATTTGGCTTTGAGCAAAAAGCGGACGAACCGTCCATCACACCTCTTGCGGTAAAATCCTTTACGCTGCAGCTGCGCGAGCATGGGCAGACAGAGATCACAAACATCAACGTCAACACATGGGCAGGCGATGCGCCGAACGTCACAGTCCCGGCGGGCACGATCAGCGGCGAGAGCATCGACTGGCGCGTGATTGCGAAGACCAACGCAAACCAGACGCTCACGTCCGACTGGATGACGCTGAGCGTGGAAGACGTGCCGCCGACGGCGTGGCCGATCAGCCCGAAGGACGTAGTTGTAGACGGCTCGAAAGATCAAATCTTCATCTGGGGGCACGCATCATCCACAGGTACGGCGCAGTCGAAAACAGACCTGCAAAAAAGCACCGACGGCAGCACATGGCAGACGCTTGCAACCGTGACCGGCGCTGCGCGGCAGTGGACGTGCCCTGCCGGGACGCTCACATCCAGCATCAAATACTGGCGCGTGCGCACCTACAACGCAGACGGTGTTGCGGGCGCGTGGAGCGATGCGGCGCAGATCGTCGTGATCGCCGCGCCAACGGCTCCGAGCATCCAGATCAAGTCCACAGGCCCGCGCCCATCCATCAGCTGGCAGACCTCCGAGCAGGAGGCGTACCAGGTGGAGCTGGACGGCAAGCTCTCGGGCGGCACGCACTACGGCACGGACAAGACGTGGACAAGCCAGGCGTATCTTGCGGACGGCAGCCACACGGTGCGCGTGCGCGTGCAAAATCAATATGGCATGTGGTCCGACTGGGGCGCGGCGGCTTTGCCTGTCACCAACACGCCGGGCGCAAGCATCACGCTGACCGTGCAGGCGTCAAGCGTCGCGGATCTCAGTTGGCAGACCTCCGGCAGCTACGATTTTTACCTCGTGTACCGGAACGGCAAGCCGATTGCAAAGCTCACCCAGACGCAGTACACAGACGAGCTGTCTTCCGGCAGCACAACGTACCAGGTGCGCGGCTGCTACAACGATTCAAGCAACTACGGTTTGTCTAGTGCGGTCACAGTAACGATCACGACCGGACAGTATGTGACGCTCTACGGCATCGCGTCCGGGAAGAAAGTGACGCTCAAGCATTGCGGACTCAAGAATCAGCCAGTGCAGAACGCGATCAACCGCGATATTCAGTACATTTTCATGTATGGCAGCACGTACCCGCACGCGGAAAGAAGCGAGTTCGTGACAAAGAAGGTCGGCGGAACGGCGGTTTTCCTTCCGGGCGAAGACAAAGCGGGATTTGACGCGCTGATTGGCGAATTGGTGTGCCTGAAAACGCAGTCCGGCGAGATGGTTATCGGATACTTGAACGAGACAAGCGACACGTCGAGAGTGAACCCGGACAAATCCGTCGTCAACTTCTCAATTCAGCAGATCGACTACGCGGAGGTGATCGACATTGATTCGTGACGTATCCTACCGCGTAGCGGTTCTTCGGAAAGGCGGCGAGGTATCAGTACTTTCTTGGGCGGCGGGAAATGACCCAACGGTTTATTTCGATGCGTCCGGCGAGATCAAGTCGAGCTTTTCCGGCGAATTCTATGTGAATCCCATTGTAGACCTTCTGTCAGACGAAATTCAGCCGATTTTGACCGTGGATGGCACGGAATATCCCCTCGGGGTGTTCCGCGCCGCAACGGTGACGACAGCGGTCACGAAGTATGGGAAGACAGTCAAAGTGGAAGCGTATGACCGGTGTTGGCTGCTCAAAAGCAACAAAACGCAGACGCGGGTGCATTATGCAAAGGGCACGTCTTACTTGACTGTCGTGCAGCAGATTTTGACAACGTGCGGCGTGGCACTGGCTATCACGACAGCTTCTGCGGCAACGCTTGCCACAGACCGCGAGGACTGGGAGATCGGCACGGATTATCTGACGATCTGCAATGACCTTCTGGCGGAGATCAACTACAAGCCTGTGTGGTTTGACGTGCAGGGTATCGCCCATATCGAGCCGTATACACAGGCGCTTGCAGCAAACATCAAGCACCGATACGGCGGAACGGAGATTCTGAGACCGATTTCGGCAGACGCTTCGGAGGAAACGGACATCTTTTCTACGCCGAATGTTTTTGTGTGCGTCTGCTCGAATCCGGACTTGGAAGATGCGCTTGTGGCGACGGCAGTAAACGAATCGCCGACATCTGCGACCTCGACATTCAAACGGAATATGCGAATCGTGCAGGTGACAAAGGTCGACAATGTTGCATCTCAGGACGAATTGCAGACCATCGCGAACCGGCTGATGAGCGAGTCGCAGCAGACGGTAAAAACAATCAGTTTCGAGACATTTTCTGAGGGAAATCACGGCATCGGGGACGCGATCTCCATCGACCATCCGGATATCGGCGGAATCTATGAGGAAACCGCTTGGAGCATCACGCTTGGAGCGGGCGAGTTGATGAAACACACAGCGAAAAGGACGGTGATTGCATGATTCCGGGCTTATCGAAGCAGAAAGAAAAAAAGGTAACAGCACCGACATTTGACCTTGCGACGGTCGGCGCGGTGTATTCCGACGGTTTGAGCCTGATTTTTGACGGCAGCACGACGGCAAGCGAAAAGCATTATAAATGCAACACGTCAATTTCGTTCAAGGCGGGCGACCGTGTGAAGATTTCGAAGATTTCCGGCTCTTACGTGGTGGATTACGTCGTCGGAATCCCAAAAACATAGGGGGGTGATTAAGTGTTTCAGAAAATCGCGAACGCTTTATCGGTGGAGCTGACGGGAACCGATCTGACAAAGGTGACAAAACTGGAATTTTACGTAAAACAGGCCTGCCAGTTCTTCCAGTACACGCCGGTAGTCGTTGACGAAACGCACCTGCTGGTAAAAATCCCGTACGAAGACGCAATGCGCCTGCGACCGGGGGCGGTGAGTCTGCAATGCGCGCTGACCGACGCAGACGGAAATAAGCAGGCGGCGGAGATCGTTCAGGTGGACGTGAAGAGCTTCCTGAAGGAGGCGGGATATGCTTAAAATGGTGCTTACGCAGCCGGAGATTCGGATGCGGATTGAGCCCGCGAAGGTGGTCTATCAGGGCGGCGAGGCGTATGAAGGGGACTACGAGGTCGTGCCGAAGGCATTTGAGCCGGTTGTTTTGCCGACGAAAAACAAGCTGCTGGCGGACGATGTGACCGTCACAAAAGTCCCCTACTATGAGGTATCCAACGAGACCGGCACGACGGTCTACATTGCATCGGAGGTGTAAATTTTGGGCAGAAGTAAATTTATCTATGGCGGCGAGGTGCTGTTAGACCTTACCGCCGACACGGTAGAGCCGGGCAAAGTCCTGCTTGGCTTTAAATATCACGGCTCAGATGGTGAGCTGCATACCGGCACGTGTGAATTTGACCTCGACACATCCGGCGCGACCGTCAAGGCCTCGGAAATTCTCTTCGGCAAGACGGCAGGTGCGCGCGGCTCGATGATCACGGGCGAAATGCCGAACAACGGCGCGGTGGCCGCGAAGATCACGACGGTCAAGGGCGAGTACATCGTCCCCATCGGATACCACGACGGAAGCGGCAAGGTCGCCATCGACCCCACAGAGGCCGCGAAGATCATTGCCGGGAACATCAAGGCTGGCGTGACGATTCTCGGCGTGACGGGCACGTACAGCGGCGAGGCCATCAAGGCACAGACGAAGTCCGTCGAGCCGCTGACGACCGCGCAGACGATTTTGCCGGACCCCGGCTACGATTACATGTCGCAGGTCGATGTGGCGGCCATCTACTACAACGAGACACCTAATGCCGCCGGCGGCGTGACCGTCACCATCGGCAAGAAGGCAGGAGCGTGAGCGTATGGCGGCACCTGAGATTTCCGGAGGTGAGACCACAAAGAGCAAAATCGTTTACGGCGACAAGGTGCTCATCGACCTGACCGAGGACACCGTCACTCCCGCGTCGCTCAAATCCGGCGTGACGGCGCACGATGCTTCGGGCGCGAAGATCACCGGCACGTTAGATACCACCCAACCCAAGGAGTCGGACATCAATTTCTGGGACTACGACGGCACTTTGCTCTACAGCTGGACGCTCGCCGAGCTGGCGGCGAAGACCGAGCTGCCGCCCCTTCCCACGCATGACGGCTTGATTTGTCAGGGATGGAACTGGACACTTGCCGACATCAAGGACGCAGACCGTGAGCTCGATATCGGCGCGCTGTATATCACAGATGACGGCAAAACGAGACTCTACGTCGACGTGGACACCGAGACGTGGGATGATTTTGTGCTCAATTACTGGCAAGACCCAAGAAACGCCACGACTGTTGACTGGGGCGACGGCACAACCCCGGAAACAAAAAACGCAGATTCTTGGATCGAACATCGGCATGTGTACGCAGCAAGCGGCTCATACGTGATCACTATGAGTGTCAAAGAGGGTGCGGAGATGAATCTTGGAAATGGCTCAAATAATCTAATGCTGATTGCAAACGGCGAAACAGATAGTGGCCGCAGCGCGATGCTAAAAAAGGTAGAAATCGGCGAAAGAATGACCACCGTAACGCAATTTGCGTTTTATGCCGCCACCTGGCTCAAGAGCATATCTGTCCCCGCTGGCGTGCTTTTCGAACCGAGGCGGACGTTTGAAGAAGCTACAAATATACGCGCCGTGACAGTGGCTTTTAGTTCCGCAATCCAACAAACATTTTATAATTGCCCTAATCTCCGCGCGATTGCAACACCGAAAGGGACGACGCAAGCAGATGGTAATAATTATGACATCGCAAATACAGCAATCCGGCAGGTAAATTTTGATATGGTTGCTGCATACTATGCACAATCCACTGAACGAGTCCACATCAAGGCTGTCAACGGTCAAGTCGGGACTTTTATTTCCTGCACTTCTCTGCTGGAAGTCACCATTCCGGCAGATGCTACAACCTTTGTCGCTTCCGCATTTCGGGGCTGCGGCGCGATGCGCAGAGTGAAGTGCCTTGGAGACATCGCGAGCATCCCGGCGCAGGTGTTCCTGCGATGCTATTCGCTGCGGTTTGTAGACTTCACGCATTGTACGGCTGTGCCCACACTGGCCAACGTCAACGCATTCGATGCAACACATCCGCAGCTGGAGATCAGAGTTCCCGCATCTCTTGCGGATGCGTGGAAAGCAGCAACAAACTGGAGCTCGTTGGCAGACCATATTGTGGGGGTGTGAGCATGATCGTAAGAGAGCACTACAAAACGCGCACAGACGGCGTGGAGCTGTACCGGACGTATTCAGACGCGGGCTATCTCATCCGGCAAGCGGATACGGGCGCAGAGTACGATGAGGCAATTGACATTGACGGCGCGCCGCACACCTACACGGAGACGGATAAGCTTGTCACAGACAATTTTGACATCGAGACGGCAAACCCGGAGCAGCTGCGTGAGCGGCTGATCGACACCGAGACGGCGGCGAAAATCTTACTGGGGGAGGCAGCACCATGACGTACACCGAGAGGGCACGAAAAATGCGCCCGTACATCGAGCAGGCGGCAAGCGCTTTGGACGACAAGACTGTCAGCCTCGCGCCGGAGCTTCTGGGCACGCTGACCGGCGACGGCAGCCTCGTCAAAGCGGGCACGCGCATCAACTGGCACGGCAAGATCAAAAAAGCCGCCGTCGACCTATGGGACACCGCGCAGAACACGCCCGACAAAGCGTCTACGCTCTGGGAGGACGTGCAGTACCGGGACGGATACAGAATCATCCCTGAGACCATTACCGCCACACTGGCCTTCGCAAAGGGCGAGAAGGGATGGTGGGAAGACAAGCTGTATGAGTCGCTCATGGACGGAAACGTGTTTACCCCGACGGTCGCCCCGACGGTCTGGAAGAAAGTATAGCGCCGCCTCCGGGCGAGAAAGGAGACAGATATGGACGACGGAATTCAGGCGCAGGTCGCAGCGATCGACGCGCGCTGCAAATCAAACCAGCACCGCATCGACGAGCTCGAGGCGGACAACAAGGCGCTTCACCAGCTGGCTACCTCTGTGGAGGTGCTGGCGACGAAGCAGGAGACGATCGAGTCGAACGTGAACGAGATCAAGACCGACGTGAAAGCCCTCAAGGCGCTCCCCGGCAGCCGCTGGGAGGGGCTTATCAAGGCAGCCGTGACAGCGATCGTCGCGGGGCTGGTAGGCTACGCGCTGGCCCTGGCGGGGCTGGGAGGCTAGTATGGCGGACGGGCAGAAAAAGCCGCAGCGGAAG